TAACCACCACTATATGCACCATGTAAAACTATAACATCTCCTGCAGATACAAATGTGTCTGTTGATGCAGGTTTGATGCCTCTTATCTCTGCGAACTCAAATGTTTGTCCTTTCAACACACAGATAACACCCTTAGTTGCATTTTCTGCAGTATTAGATTTTGTAAAAAATATTCTATATTGGGTCTTATCAGGTATAACTACAGAATCAAATTCAGATGCACTTGATAAATTAGCGTCAAATAAACTCTGCACATTAGAACTTATAGTTCCTAATTCAACGTCACCAATTCTTGCAGTACCTGCGATTGTACGTAAACCATCAGGTCCTAAAAATATTAAATCACCTGCAAATTCTTGGATTGTATCTCCATTGATACATCCTATATCTCTTGTTACTGCAGTTATTGCAAAGTTACTAGTTGATGTTCCTGATAATTTAAATATTCTATTCTGACAAAATATAAATAAGTCTTCACGGAAAACTTTAAGTCCTGTTATTTCGTCATCAACCTTAACGCTTCCTGCACCACTACCTGTAGCAAAATTATCTTCATCAAAAGGTACGCTAAATACTAACTCTTGTTTATTACTTGACATACCTGCGTAGAACATATGTTCTTTAAATGCTACAACAAATTTAGCACCTGTTACTGCAGTGCTTACCTCTCCTCCACCTGCTGATGTTACATCTGTTGCACTAAATGATGTGTTAAAAACTGTTGGTGCATTAGCACCATCTGCTACGATTAACTTATCATTACCATCAAAGTTAAATCTTTCAAAGCTATATTTACCTGCACTCGTTCTGCCACTATCTACTGTAGTCCATGATGAACCACCTGCATCTGCTGTGAATATGTTTGTACCTCTAGCAGCTACAACTTTATCACCAAATGTAGCAACCATCAAAACTTTTTCTGTTGAATCAGATGTTTGAGGAACTACTGCAGATACATACTTACTAAATCCATTTATTCTTCTATAGCCACCTTCTATGTCAGGCTCAAAGTTTTGTAGTTCTAATGCTTGACCCGGTTGCATAAGAAAGGTAGAACGATTAAGAACCAATCCTCCTTCACAGTTAAATGCTACAGGTTGTACTTGCGAAGAATCAGGCATTTAACTAAATCCTTATACTTAAATCTGCTGTGCTTGTGTATCCTATTTTAGGTATAAATGTAGACCTTATGTATTCAAATCTATTTACTAGTAATGTTTGCATATTCTTAATACCTTGTTCAAATCTAGCAAAGTTTAATTGATATTGATTTGTCTCACCTCTATATTGATAAACAAAAGCTGTTGCTCCATCTATAATAACTGCGGCGAATCTATCAGGTATTGTTGTTGTATCACTGTGAGCAGACATATCTGTTGGAAAAGAAAAAAAGTCATACTTTAAACTAAAACCCTTTGTTGGAAAAGGGTATAATAAAAAATTATTGTCAGGTGTTCTTGATACGTATTGTGGAACACCTCCCTGTTCAAACTGTGCTACTTGTGTGTCATCACTGTGAGCTGCGGCTGTTGTGTCATTAGCTCCTCTTGTTGCACCTGTAAATGTAGTAGAAGATGTACCTGTATAAGTTATTTGCTCATTGCCTATAAATAAAGTTCCTGTAGAATCAAATCCTGTTGTACTATTAACTGTAATAGTTGTAGCAGAATCTGTTAATGCACCATCTAGGTTTGTAGTTGTTATCTCATCTTCTTGTGTAATATAACTATTTATGTAGTCATTATAGTTAAGAACATATAGTCTACCACCACTTGAACCTAAATCTGAATCTTTAACTATTCTAAATGTATTATAATCTACTGTCTTTGCGTCTGTAGGTATTGTGTATCTTACTGTTCCCGGAACAAGTGTTTCTGTTTTCGTTGAGTGATTAAAAGGGTATTGAAATTCTTTTTGGTTAATATATCTAACAGACTCATTAATTGCATTTTGTGCTTGAACCTGTATTCCTCTAGCACTAGAAAAGTTACTTGAAGTTAATTGTACTTCATTTAATCTTGCTAAAACTCTATTAGTTAATGTTAAGTAACTCTCTGCCATGTATAGTTCCTATAAAGTGTAGAGGAGCAAGTTGCCCTGCTCCCCTAGAAAAGTTTAAGCTAATTGGTCTCTATCGACCTCATCAGGCTTATCATCTAATCCATGACCTGCTAAATCAATAACAGTTGCATAGACTCTGAGTCTACCTGTAGCTGGAGCCGCACCTGCAATCTTACAGTCAATAGTGTCTGTAGTAGTTACAAACTGAGTGTAAGTTGAAGCTGCACTTCCTACAATAGTATTAGTTTGACCATTAGTTCCTGCTGCACAAAAACCTGTAGAGGTTATATCTGCACCATCAATAATGTCATCACCTGCTGCGAAGTCCATGTCAAGAGTACAGCTTGAAGTAAATGCTTTCATTACTTCTGCACCTGCATTTATGACTAGAGTATTCGCAGGGATTTCTAACACCTGAAAGATGTCTCCATCTGAGAAGCTACCACCTGCTGCTACTAACGCATCAATATCAAGGTAAGCCTCAATATTTCTCATTACGTGAGTATTTTTAGCTGATGGCATAGCCACGATAGAGTCGGAAGATACACCTGTGGTATCTTTAGAAGTTAAATCAAAAGTAGCCATTTATATCTCCCTTATCCTACGTTATACTTGGCAGTTACGATTGCTTCAGGTCGAAGAATCTTTCTACCATACATATGCATACCACGAACAATGTCAGCAAAAGAATCAGGGTCTCTATAAGTCTCTGTCTTGTTGATTTGCTCTGCAGTAGCTACTGCTGAACTATGTCCTGCAACGATAACACCATAGTTAGAGTTTTGGTTAGCAGTTCCAGATGTACCCGGACCTGTTCCTACTGCAGGTAAGTTGTTTGACATATATACGTCAAAGCCATGTATTCTACCTACAGATAGACCTTGTCTTAATCCACCTGATTCACCGAAGTCACCATTTAGAAGACGTGAATCTTCATCTTTTAAGACTTCAATAAATGTAGGATGTAAGACTAACCATCTTCCATCAGTGTCTACGAACTGAGTATCAAGCAGTCTGCCCATTCTTGCTATAACCTGTAAAGGAGTAGCAGTAGCAGTTGCTTGAGCAGTTGCACCACCCATTCTTGGAGCTATCGGGATAGAGTGGTCTCCAGCACTACTTGTAGTAATGTTTCCGAAGTCACCCTTCTTTAGCTTCATGCTTGTCAACAATTCGTCTGAACCTGCAGTTGACACTGCTTTAGTTCCATTAACTGTTGAGTTAGCTGAACTTGCCACCGCATTGTTAGATGCTTGTGCAAATCCTGACAAGTAACCAAGAACGTCTTGGTCAAAGTTGTCTTTAAGTCTGTAACCTGCTCTGTCGCTTGCAAGCTGAGAGAAGTTTACGTGACTGTGAGCTTCTTCAATATCGTCTATCTTAAAAGCAAAATAGTTTGCTTTGTCAATAGTCAATGTGAAGTCTTCATCGTCAAGGTCTTGAGGTTGTACGTTTGCACCTCTAGCATATTCCTTAACGGTGATTTCTGGCTCTTTAATGATTTTAACGGAATCACCCATGTTGCTAATCTCACCGAAATAATCGGAGTTTGTAATAGATTCTACAACGGAGTTTTTCCTAAAGGCTAACTGAACCTGCTTAGAGTAAATAACTGGGGAGAAATTACCATTAGGCAGATTACCGTAACCTGCTGCAGTTTTAAATGCCATTTTCATCTCCATTTTGAAAATTGAACAAATGCACCGAAGTGCTAAAATTTACTCGTCATCGGCTAATAGTATTTGAGGTTGTACGTTTGATAGCTAATCAAGTGTAGGCTCATACCATCAGGTAGGCTTTCAAGTGTAGTGTAGTATGTGAGTTGTCCACGTGGAGGGGTCACATTATAGTTGATACTAGTTATATGTATAAATAACTATTTGTCAACTGTTTATCTAGCAGAACCAGATAAATCGTATATAAAGTTACCGGAACGTATAGCTTCCATGATTACATCAGCTTTAGCTGCATATTCATCGGCACTCATTTTATCAACAGTAGACTCTTTAAAAGTTACTGCGTTGTTAGTTTCTGAAACAGACGTTTTGCTTTTCGTTGAGACTGCTTTAGCAGCACCTGAATCATTTGACTTCTCTTTTGTCTTACCAATTCCTTTGTCTGACTTATAGAGGTCAATAGCTCTTGCTGCGGATTTTGCATCATTATCATTTTCATACAATGCATTTTGTATCCACTTAGGTTGTTCGTCTGCCCAATCATGGAAGTCATCACTTTCTCTTATGTCTGCAAAATCAGGGTGTAGTCTTAACAGTTCTACTTCTGCTTTCTCTTTTACAGAGTTAGCATCCCTTTCGTCTATTTCTTTTATTCTCTTAGCTATGTCTTCAGATTGCTCTCGTGCTTTCTTAGTGGCAATCGTTTCTACTATAGCTGCTACATCAGGATATTCTTTTGCCCATTCAGTAATGTCTTCATCTGACTTAGGTAGTTTCATCTCTTTCTTTGTAGCTTTATCTAGTTGACCTTTTAATTCATCTAGCTGTGATTGAAACTGTTTTTCTTTTTCTTGAGTATGTCTTCTTAAATCTCCATACCGTTTTT